CGATCTCACGGCACGTCAGCTCCTCCCGGTAGGCTTTCCAGTCCCGGACCGATTTCGGGGCCCCGATCGCGTTTTCGTCCGCGCGAGCCAGCCCATGGTCGACCATCGCCTTCGCCCATGCCGTGACGTCATGCCGGCCATCCGCGCGAGGACGCGGGAGGAGTCCTATCAGATCGGGACGCTCCCGCCAGTTCTGGAGCGATTTTCGGCTGACGCCGAGGCGCTGCGCGAGATCGTCCCAAGTCTGGGCGAACGCGCTGGGCGCCGTGGCGCTCCCGCCGGTACGTGCCTGGGCGAGGAGCGCCTCCTCACGCGCCGTGAGGGTTTTGCCGGCGTTCAGCTTCCGGATGATGTTGGCGACTTGCTTGACCTGCAGCTTGTCAAGGTCCTCGGGCGATAGCTTCACCCCTGGGAAGGGCTGTCACCTATTCGAACCCGGGCAGATCGGCCTGTTTGTCCTGCCGAATGGCCCGTGCCTGCTCTTCGTAGGGATCGTCCAGGGCGGCCTTGTTCTCCAGATGGCTCCCGTGTTGCCAGAAGTGCCGCCACGCCCGTTTTGCGGCCCTCCCGCGCACGGTATGACGGTCCAGGGCGAAGTCGGGGATCGGGCGCGGATCGCGCCGGCCCTCGTACATCACCACCAGCGCATGGTCCACCATCCGGCTCTTCCTGGAAGCCGCGAGGAAGAGAACAGCGTGGACCAGGAACAACCGCTCCGGGGCGTGCAGTGTGTCCTTCTTCCTACGCACGTCCAGCCAGCTCTGGTAAAGCGCCTGGATCGTCGCCGACGCCAGCGGCTCTCCCAACCCCACGTCCTCGCTCGCGATGATTCTGAGGCGTTTGAAGACGTATTCCCCGTACCCGGCCAGGTCGAGTTCCGTTGCCCAATATAGCGCGTCATCGGCGAGGCCGCGGCGGATGCATTTCTGCATCGCGCTCGCGACCTCCCCGCAGATGTAGCCGCCGGGCGTGACCACCTGTGCGAACGTCACGCCGCGACCTCCGTCTTTCGCACGGCCGCTGCGGCGGCGAAGGCCTCGGCGTCCTCGATGCACGCCCGCATATTCACCCCTTCCGACGGCAAACAGCCGTCCGGGATCGCGCCCTGGGCGATGGCCTGGGCGGCGCCGACGGGAATCCGGAATTGCGCCCGGAGGTATCGCCGCGCCTCCTCGATCGAAGGCGCGTCCACGCGGAAGGTTTTGAACCGCGTCTCCAGCCGGCCTTTCGATTCCGCCCTCAGCCGGCCGTAATTGTTCGTGCTGGCGAGGATGGCAAGTCCGTTGGGCATATAATCGAGGTAGCTGAGCAGCTCCGCGCGGGCGCTGGAACTTGCCTCGTCCAGTTCGTCAATCCTCTTCACCGTCCAGGAAGAGAAGAGGTTGCCGTAGCCGGCGCGCTGGCGCCACTCCCTGACCAGGTCAATGCCGAGGGACTGCCCGTTCACCCGTTCGACCGCGAACGGCGAGCCGGTAATCTCGGCCGCGAGCAGATCGAGCAGGTGGGACTTGCCCACGCCCGGATCGCCATGCGTGAGGATGGCCACGCTCCGATGCCTCGAGGCCAGCACCCTGGCCGTCTCCAGCACGGAGACGGCAGGGCCAATGAGTGGGAGATCGAGCCGGATCATAACATTGATGCCGATCCATCGGCCGGGCGGATGGTGATGCTCCCGGCCTCGACGTGGACCTGGACCTTGCAGCCCGTAGGGAAACCGGCTTCGGAAAGCCAGCGACCCGACAGGCGAAGGAACGGAACCACGGAGAAACTCCAACGGTTGCGCCGGAAGAGCGCGGAGATTGTGGCGCTGCGGCTCATGTTACGCGGCCTCCTCGCTGGCGCTGGCGAGCGCGATGATGTTGGCGCGGCTGGAAGTTGCAGCGCCCGGCTGCAATTTTGCAGTGTTTGACTGCAATTTGGGCACTACTTGGTCCCTAATTAGTACCATCGCGGCGAAGGCGAGTTCCTCCGGGCCGGCGAACATTTCCCGAGCGACCGCATTCCATGGAGCGACCGATTTGCTGCGGTCGCCGAACCTGTAACGGTAATCGCCCGTCTTCTTGCACACGTAGATTTCCCCGGATGCCCAATCCTCGAAGGCCGGCGTAAGCTCCTCGAGGCGGCGCGCTGCGCGCACGAGTTTGTTGACTTTGATGAATCCGAGACTGCGGATTTTAGTGACTGGTTTCATTTTTCGAAATGCCTGTTTGGTCGGGTTGGCTCTTCCCGGTTTTGGTTTGTGCCCGAGGGATTGTCCCCCGAACGAGTAGAGTTTCGCCTGCCGCCAGTCGTAACGTCGCGCGAAACCAACCCCTCAATCACTTTTCCTGCGCCTGGCAGGGCCGGTGCTTACGCCGGGTCGATTAGGACTTGGAGGCCGTCCGCGTATTCACGGCGTAATTCCATTGTATCACCGCGCTCTCCGCGCCAGGCGTGGTAATCCGCCGGCGTCACGCAGATCCTCTGCACGCGGATCCCGCGCACCCGTACCGCGCGGGAGACATAGGTGTTTACCTTCTGTTGCCACGTCAGGACCCGGCGCGGATAGAAAAAGCGGCAGTCCTCGTCATTTTGAAAAATGACAAGCTGCAGCTTCCGGCCGTCGCCGCGATCGGGAAGCCGCGCCCTGGCAACCCAATCGTCGGCGGCGTCTTTGGCATTTTGGGCGCTCACGAGGGGCAGTCTTGCCCGGGCAACCCTATCAATCCAAGTCCGGAATCCAGTCGCTTACGTGCTTCCATTTATCCACCGTGCCGTCCTCCAGGGTAACGGTGACCGCCTTTGTCCTCCTGTTCTGGGCGACCTTTCGAACTTTTTCGATCCTTCCCTCGCGGTAATACCGGACGAGCAAAGCGTCAGGCAGCTTCAGCGCTTTCTGATTTGGCATCTTTCAAGGCGCCTGTTTTTACGGGTTGGCTCATCCCGGTTTGATGTTCGGTCAGGAGGCTACGCCTGGGCGCTTTCGCTAGCGAGCCTTTTGAGGAGGCTCCGTGATCTCGACCGGTTGGAAGAAACTGACCTTGATCCGCTTTTTGGGAAATGTAGGTCCAAAGGGGTAGGACTCCATAGCGGCCTATCAGCGGGCCAGTCAATCCATTGGCTCATATATTAAAAAGGAAGGTGCATTGTGATCTTTTGCGCGCCGGCGTAGTCCCTCTTCCTGGTACCCGAGAATCCGCCGGCGTGGAAGATATCGCCCCATTTCTTCCTGAGCAGCTCGACGTCGCGCTTCTCTGTGATGGAACTTCGGAAAGCGGCCTGCCCTCCCTTTCCGACAAAGGTTTCCTTTTGGCAAAAGGTATATCTGCAATCCTTCACGCACATCCGGTGGGCAAAGGCATTCGCGGCCGCGATATCGAAATCATTCTTCGCGACAATCCTTTCGTCGAAGCGCAAACCGTGACCACGGCGGAATCCCATAGCGCACCCGTTGATATAGCCAGTCAACGCGATCGGCTTTAAGCCGGTGAAGTACCTCAGCGCGCCGTTACTGGCCTCCCAGCCGAAATAGAACGCTCCCACGTCGCGCGCCAGGATGAACGTATTGAGGATGATCGCCTCGATGAGCCGGGGATCGCGGATCGTCGCCTCTTCGCCGCGTTCGACGAAACACCGCTGCATCGTCAGCAGCTCCTCGGCCGCTGCGGCTACGCCCGCGATCACCAGGTCCTCCGGTATCTCGATCTTCATACGGTTTGGCGTCCGTCGAGTGAGAGCTGGCTACGCGGCGAGTTGATCGCCTTCCTGGTCCTTCACAGCCCTTTCGAGCCGGGAAACGATGAAAGCGCTGCGCGAGCGCCGCTCTGCCTTGGCGAGCCTGTCGATCTTCTCCAGGAGATCGGGTGGCAGGCTCGAAATCGTGATTTGGACCAGCTCCTCCTCGGAGGTCGCTGATGGGTTTTCGGTCGTCATGCGAAATGCTGTATCACAGCCCATCACAGCCAGTCAATAAAAAATGATGGCATTTAATGAAAATCATTGATATGGGTCACAGACATGCCGAAAAAACCGCCCAAACGGGCCGACGATCAGGTTCAGATCAGCATTTCGATGCCAAAATCCCTCCTGGAGCGAATCGACCGCCTCCCAAAGCCGACGGTAGGAGCCGCTCCAACTGGATCGTCCGTCAGCTTCAAGTCGCCGTCGAAGACGACCTCCGTCAAAAAAACATCACGCTTCTCCCGGCCGTTGCGGATGCGGAAGAAATCTCTTCTTCCAGAATTGCCGAATCTCCAGACGCCGCCGGCCCTACTCGCGTCGCCAAAACGGGCGACGCCATCCGCGGAATGGTCGCGAAGGAAAGGCAAAAATGAAAATCCAGGTCTCCCATCAAAAGTCCGGCGATGCGAGTAAGTGGATTGCCTTGTTCGTGATGGCCTCGGGCTGCTGTCTTACCTTCTGGATACTATTCTCCTTCTTCTCTTGGATAGGTCGCCCAACGCCCCCCTCAGCAGCCGATGAACGTCACCATCAGGAGCTTGATGCGTATTACAGGGCAGTCGATGCAGTCCGCAACGGGTTGAAGACGCCCGCGAGCGCCCGGTTCTCTGGCATCGAGGATCCCGGCGCCGGCATTAGCCTTCCCTCGAGCGGCGCCGGCGAGGCATGGGGATGGGTCGATGCACAGAATGGCTTCGGCGCGAACTTGCGCGATCGTTGGTCCGTCGAACTCGATCCGAACGGCGCGCATACCGTCTGGACGGCCACG